TTCAGTCATCGTCATAGTCTTTCGTTTTACGCACAAGGTCAGCAAGTTCATACTGCGCGGTTTGCAGACCTCGGATTGTCCCGCACAGTTCTTTGTAGTGATCGTGGGATTTAGCACCACCACCACTGACAACATCGACTAACTGCTTGACATGTTCATCAAGCTTTTTGTTTAAACTCTCAAGCAGTTTGTCCATCATTCACTCCCGGTACGTTTTGCGTTTAAAAGCATCTGTAAAAGTTGTTGCTTAGCCTGCAAGTCCTGCGTTTGTTGGTTGTGCTCCAACTGTTGCTGGTGTTGTTGTTCAGACATGCGCATTTCTGCCTGCTTCTTCATGGCATCGATTGCAATGTCTTGCTGCGCTTTTTGTGCAGCCGCAGCAGGATCTTCTCCTTGTTGGCCTTGCATCTGCGCCATTTTGAGTTGAAGCTCTGCCTGCTTGATTGCTAAGTCGCCTTGAACTTTCTGCGCTTTGGTTTGAGCATCTTGTTGTTTGATTTGCAACTCGGCTTGTTGCATTTGTACAACAGGGTCTTGCATCTGCTGTTGAGCGGCTTGTTGGGCTGCTTGGTTCTTGTTGATGTCCAGCAACTGTTTTGCCGCTTGAGCAACGAGCTTGGACAACTGAACTTCCACATCCTCGGGCATCTCAATGTTTGGCATAGGCAGAGTAGCGCCAAGGCGTTGCTCAATTTTGGTTCTGTACTGAAATGCAATGTGCTCAGCTACGTGCGCCATGATTGCGGCTTGCATTTGTTGAGCCATAGGATTTTGGCCCATCTGACCCATCACCATAGGATCCTGCAGCATTGATGTGTGTACAGCAATGTGAGCATCGTGATCTTGATAGATAAATGCTTTAGTGGGTTTTCCGGTCAAGAATGCCATGTTCTCGCTGATGGGATCTCGTGGGGTTAGATCGTCGTCTACCGGTACAAGTTTTTCTGCGTTCTTGACACCCAGCACCTCAATCATCTGGCGGTGCAGCAAAGGCAGGTTGTAGATCTGCGGAGCACCCTGAGCCAACTGAATGACTGCTTGGTACTGCATGATCCTTTGAGCCATCGTTGCAGAATTTGGATCCGACACGGGGATAACATCCACCATGTCGTAGTCTGCTTGCTTAGCTTGGGGAGTACCAAACACAGGCACGTAGTCATAATCATCGGGCATGTAGTCGCGGATGATTGCCTTGAGCAGTTTAAACTCTTGCTTCATTGAATAATGAACACGAGCCTGAACCGCTGACATGGTCTTCAACTGACGCTCAAGTAACGCTAAGGTTGTACCTACGGGGGCGTTGGCAGACATATCGCTGATGTTCATATCTGCGATGGAGCCAAGCCTTCTGCCTTCGTCTGTGATCTGATTTAACAGAGCCAAGAGAACCTGTGAGGGTTCTTTGTATGGCAGGGCCATGATGTTCTCTTTGACAGAACCGCTAGGAACGTCTACATCACGGAACTCACCCGGTTGAATCGGGGTGTCGTCTCCCTTAATCCGCAGACCGCGAGTCTTCAAACCTCCGGGCAGATTGCTCAAGGTTCCAGCATCTACGAGTTGACGAATGATTGATGTGCCTGCACGGGCATAACCACCAATGAGGTGGATCAGACCTAAACCATAAGCTCCAAAGCCGGGCACATATGTGTACTGCACAAAGTGCTGGCGTTTAAGCTTGTGTTTATCGTCCTCCGCCCAATTACGGCGGATGGCAAGGATCTCTGTTGTGCCACGCTCTAGGGTAATGACGTAAGGCAGGGCAATGCCGTCTTCGTCTTCATAACCGGGCAGGTCGTAATCTACGTGGATCTCATAGACTTGGTAGCGGTCATCGTCTGTGATGCTGTAGCCTTGGTCTTCGGCTTTTTTCTTTTCTACGTCTGTGTAGAACTGAAGCGGTTCGCCAAGCTCTTTGTCCAAATAGAACTCAGAGACTTGAAGCTTCTTGATGTCGTTCTTTGTCTTGCGCATGATGTGAGTCACACGCTCAGAGGTCATGGCGCTAGAAGCGCCGTAGGGGATGATGACATCCTCGGCAGGGATAAACATTGCAGCCTGCCGTCCCATTGTGGGATCGTAGTAGATTTTTTTGAACGCAGCGCCGGCAAGACCCAAAGAATACAGAAGGCGTTCATGCTCAGGACGGTATTCAGGCATACCCTCTGTGAGCCTGTAGTTCATGTCTTCACGAACCCTCTCGGCAGCCTCTTCCTTAAGTTTATCAATTGCACCAATGATTTCCGTTTTGACAGGGCCTTGAGCCGGGAAAGTCTCAATAATAGTCTCGCTTTGGAAACGTACTGCTGCCTCTGTAAGTACAGTCGAGAATACCCCACAAGCTCCGAGCCAAGGCTCCGTGCGTTCTTCATACTTCATCCCCAAAACATCTAGACCTTTGACATACATCTCCACCCAATCTTTGCGGGAGTTGATGTCCTGATCCACTAAACCAATCAGATCGCTGGCAATCTTTTGAAGCTCACCTTCGTCAATGTATTCGGCTAAGTTGTCGCCAAAGCCTTCCTCGTCATCTTCTGGCATGAGGTCAATCTCTATGCCGTCCATGTCAATCTTGACACCCTCTGGGTTGATAATTTCAATTTCAACTGCGGGCGTTTCATCAAGCTCGATGTCTTGCAGGCCCATTGGGGCTTGGCTCAGTGATTTTTCAATACTCATGATGTTCCTTAAATTAGTTTCCACTTGCCCTGAGAATACTCATCGGGCATATTAACAGCGCCCCCTTTTTTATAAGGCTTTTTTTCAAATCTAGTGGAGGTGTATTTAGTTTCGTCGGTTTTTAAAGGCAGGCCAAATTTTTGCCCGTCGGCAATACCGCGTTGAATAACTTCTAGCAGTTGTTTGTTTTTAGGGTGAAGAGCGGCCTTCTTGTGGTCTTCCCAATTTTTGGCGTATTGTTTTCCGGATTGGCCTGCTTCATTCACGCCCGTGCCGTTCCATGCTTCCGCTAATGAAATTCCAAGCTTGTCAGCAACACGTTTTTTTGAACCTATAGCCGCTAAAAAGTTTTGATCTTTAAACGGCAATAAATATGTGTCACGCAACATCTGGTCGTACTCCATATCTTTTTTATTGCCAAAACTTACCCCGCCCATTCCAAGATCCGTGCGGCCTTCTTTCAGCATAAAAGCTGCAATTTCTTCCGGTGTAAACGCAGCGTGTCCATGTTTGGTAGCTGCTCCGTTTAAACGAGCATACCTGTACAGCTCTTGTATAGCTTTAGATGGGTTGGTGTAAATAGTAGATGTTTCAGGATTAAGATCCGGCTCATACATCTGCGTTTTACCTACAGTGTTTCCGCCTTTAATCAACCTACTTAAAGGTTGAGTTTCCAACCCCTCTTTGCCGCCGTATCTGCCGGTTGGGTCTGCGCGATAGACTTCAATGGCAGGCGGTAAGTCTGTAGGTATGGTGGATTTTGGGATTGCGTACAAGGGTTCTCGGTGAAATCTTTCTCGGTTATACCTGTGGATATCATCAACGCCAAGAGGTAGTTCTGGTTCTACCTTAACGGTTTTTTGCATACCCAATGCATTTGCAATCGGGGCAAGTTGTGGGAAGGCTGCAATTAAGTCGTCTATTCCGGCCATATTTGTGTCCTCAGTAGTACTCTACTTTTCTGCGATGGTAAAAAGGCTCATCTTCTTCGTCAGAAGCAATCGAGATAAAGCCCCCAAGTCGAAACCGCATCAGTGCCTGACTGCTTGAGTCCACAAGGTCGTCGTGATCTCCGTTTGGAAAGGAAGCCAACTCATCCATGACTTCTTCTGCCCAGCGGGTTTCAGGACACCAAACCATGCCAGAGGCAAACAGGTCTGATATAGCGTTTACACGCGATATCTTATCGTTTCCTTTGCCCGGCGTATACTCCGACATCGGAATTCCCATCTTTCTCATCTCATAAATCAACGGAGCACCTGCGGCTCGCTTCTCCACAATCAATGTGTCGGGTTCATATTCTCTGTACAACTCCAAAGCCTTGGCTTTGAGATCCGGAAACTCCATGCGCTCTTTAAACGCATCAAGCAAGATGATGTTTGCCTTGAGATTGCCGTTTTTATCGGGATGTTGAAAGATTCCCCATGTAGTGCAGGCCGAATAGTCGGCCCGGTTGTTCTTTTCAAAGGCAGTGTCCCAAGATTGAATGATGTATTCAACCTCTGGTGGACGTTTTTCTTCCCAAATCATCCAATGTTCGCGCTTGATGATTGCGCCTTCTTCGGATGTGGGGTTCTGTTGGTACTGAGCTTCCCACTTAGAGACGGGAAGTTCTGCCTTGAGCGCCTCAAGGGCAGGTTTAGACCAAAATCCGGGCCACAAAGGGTTCCCGTTGGGCATAATTGCGGGGAAATCGATGACTTCCCACTGATCTACGCCATCTTTGTCTGAATTCTTAAGGATCTGACCGGTTAAATCCCGCTTAGACCACCGAGTCATCACAATAATGATGGCTCCACCCGGCTGTAGACGCTGACGAGGGCCGGAAGTGAACCACTCATAGACCCCATCAAAGACTGCGGGGTTAGCTTGTTTAGCTTCCTGCTCAGAATGCGGGTCGTCAATGATTAAAAGATCTGCGCCTTTACCTGTGACAGCACCCCCAACACCAATAGCGAAATAATCACCACCCACGTTAGTGTTCCAGCGACCTGCGGCCTTTGAATCGCTCGATAGCTTAGTCTGAAAAACTTTTTGATACTGTTCAGATGAAACAAGATTCCTAACCTTCCTTCCGAATCCGGTAGCAAGCTCTGCGGTGTGGGCAGTTTGAATAATCTTCTTCTGAGGAAACTTCCCCAAGAACCACGCAGGCAACAGGAAGGAGGCAAACTCCGACTTGGTATGCCGAGGCGGCATGTTAATGATTAACCTCTTGAGTTCGCCCTTGGCGACTCTCTCAAAAGCATCAGACATGATCTTGTGATGAGACCCCGATATAAAGATCGGCCACATCTGGGTTACAAAGTACAAGAAGGACTCCTTGGACTTCTCAACCTTGTCCATCTCTAGGAGCAAGCTAATCTTATTCCGGGTGGCTGCGTCAGTCGCCTTGTTATCCAAAGCTTCTAGGTATGCAGTCATCTCTGCGTGGCTTAATAAGCTCATAGGGATGCTACAGCCCGCGCAGATTTATCCACCAACCTGATGGCATGGAACTTATAAGGCTTGGTTATCAAATGACCATCCTGCTTTAAACGATGCACGATTCTATGGATATTAGACTTGGACTTCAATCCTATGCCCCGAGCTATAACTTCATAGGACGGCGGTACGCCGTGCAATCTAACGTATGCACGTATGAACTCTAGTACTAATTTACGTCTTTCCGTCATATGGGGAAGCACTACCCTGTACGTTGACTAGACGACAGGTTCGGTCGTCAACCGCAATGCACCCCCA